CCCTCCGCCCGCGTCAGGGCGACCTCGACGCCGGCGCGCCAGCCATCGAACGGCGACACCCACGACGACGGTTCGCCGTCGATCTTGTAGATGCCCTCGAAGCCGGGCACGTTGATCTCGACGAGGTCGGTGCGCCGGATGTCGGCGCCAACCTCCGCGTACATGGTGAACCCGACGCGGGCGCCTTCACGGCCGCGCCCCTCGATGTCGGACGACGCCGTGCCTGGACCGCCCACCCGCGGGGCGAGCGTGACGCCCGGCAGGTCGATGAGTGTCGGCTCGCTCCACCTGATCGGCTGGCCGGCGAACGTGACCTCGTCGCCCCACCCGTCGACCGGTGCGCCGACCGGGTCGCCGTAGGCGTCGAACCCGGGCACGCCGCGAATGATCGTGACGGTGACACCCGCGATGAACATCACAGCAGCGGGTCCACCCACTCGAAGGGGTCGAACGGCCGCGGCGTTTCGACCGGGCCACGCGTGGTCGAAACGGTCGTCATGCCAGCGGCGCGGCCGGACACGTGGGCGACGATCGCCCGTTCGGACTTCGTCAGGAACACGGCCGGTGTGGCGTTCGTGCCGAACGACTCGGAGAACGGCCCGGCCGTCCGCTGGTTGACGCCCGACGGGTTGCGCATCACACGAGCTGCAGCGTTTGCACACACACGCCCGAGCGCGGCCAACTGGGCGGGCGTGCCATCGAGCGTGTCGCCGGCCTCGTTCACCCAGTCCCGGCCGGATTCGGCGCGGATCAGGTCGGACGCGTCGTCGATGAACGCCTCGGCCTGCACGACCTCGTCAGGCTCCAGCTCCCGGCGAAGTCGGGCCTCGACATCCTCGACGGTTGCAAACGGAGGCAAGCTCATGTCCACTCCCCCACCCACACGGACTCCGCCCAAGGGGTCGTCGCGCCGTAGGGCTTCCAGGCGATGTCGTCCGTCTGCACCCAACCGTCGCCGTCACGCACCAGCGTCGCCGCGCGCTTGGCGCCGGTGTCGCCGGCCATGATGACGGCGTCGAGCTTCGGGTTGCATCCGAGCGGCACCGTGACCAGCATGCGGCCGCCGGGGTTAAGCAGCGACTCCAGGTGGCGTAGCGCCAGCACGCCACCGAACGGGTCGCGGCGGTGGCGCCGGTCGAGGTCCCATCGGACGTGCTCGATCGTCGACACCGACACGATCCAATCATAGGTGTCGGTGACGTCGAACACATCGACGTTGTCGACACCAGGCGCCCGCTCGTACAGGTCAACGACCCGGTGGTCGAGGCCGTCCCGGTAGTGGCCGAGGACGTTGCCGAACTCCAGGCCGTCGCCCTTGCGTCGCGACAGCCACCGGAACGCGATCGGCAACTCGACCGCCCGCTCGTTTGCACGCGTCGTATTGTACGGATGGTCGTAGTAGCGCAGGGTGGCGCCGTGGTAGGTGAACGTCGTCACGCGCCCTCCCTTCATAGCCAAGAGGCGTGCCACCGGTGGGCGCCGAACGCCCACGGGTTCGCCTCGCGGACGGCCGCCCAGTCGGCGCCGGCCTTGTGCGTATAGTGCAGCGGGTAGAACGACCCGGGCGGCAGCAGCAGCACATCGTCGCGGCCCGGCAGGATCGTCGTGGTGACGCCGGGGCCGGTCGACCAGGCGCCGTCGTTGTCGCGCCAGGTCGTGCCCCGTTGTGAGCCGGTCAGGCGGGCGATCGCTAGGGCGAGACACTCCAGGATCGCCGGGTGGCCGGCGTAGGCGCCGAGAACGGCGTCGGGCACGACGCCCGGGTCCTCGTAGCCGGCGAACGCCGGCACGCCGAGCAACGGCCGCAGGTTGCGGTACAGCTCGACGTCGCTGTCGATGTAGATGCCGCCGTGGCGGGCGAGCGCTTCCAGCCGGATCAGGCCGGCCCGCTGGGCGCCAGAACGGCACCGCGGCCACAGGTCGGCCGTGGCGGGGAAGTCGGCCGGGTCGATCGGGTCGCGGTAGGTGATGTGCTCCCATCCAGGGTGCAGCTCGCACGCCGTCGCCCAGAACGCCTCGACCTCGTCGGACGTCTCGGCCGGCACCGTGCGGATCAGCCGGGGCGGGATCACGACCGCTCCGCGATGATCGCCCGCATGCGGTCGGGGTTGCGGATCGCCTGCCAGTAGCGGCGGGCGAGGACGGCGTTCGGCCGGTGCCGGGGCGACCCGACGTCGCGCACGGCCGGATGCCATAGCGACAGGGCGACGCCTTCGTGCCGGCGCAGGCCGATCAGGGCAGTGCACGCCGCGACCAGCTGGTCGTCGTCGCCACCCCACCCTGAGAACCGTTCGTCGGACCCGCCTGCCTCCCAGTAGGCGGCCGGGCGGATCACGTAGCACGCGCCGTTGCCTGGGCGGCCTTCGAGCGGTACGCCGCGGCCGGCGATAAGGTCGTCGGTCTCGGCCTCGGTCAGGTAGCGCTGCTGAGTGAACGGCATGTGCATCCGGCCGTCACGGGCGGCGTGGATACACCGGTCGATCACGGCCGCCGGGGTGATGACGGTGTCGGCGTCAGTGATGACGACGACGTCCGCCCCACGGTCCTCAGCGGCCCGGACGGCGGCGTTGCGGGCGGCCGCCAGGTTGTACGGGTCGTGGTCGGTGTCGACTTCGACGACCGGGTAGCCGGGAAAGTGCTGGTCCCACCATGCCCGCACGTAGTCGTGCGCACGGATACGGCCGGGTTGCGGCCGCCACGGCATGCCGACGACGACCTTCATCCCGCCACCGTTTCGCCAGCGACCACCGCTTCGACGGCACGGGCGAACCGGCCGCCGCCGGCCGTCAGGCGCAGCGCGTTGACACGGGCGAGCGCCCGCTCGGAAGCGGCGGCGTAGGCGTCGCGGTCGTCCAGGGCACGGATGGCGTCAACCCAGCCGTCGATGTCGTCGCGGTGGACGAACGTGCCGGCGCGCCGGCCAAGCGACTCAACGAGGCCCGGCGCCGGATGGGCGATGACCGGAATGCCCGCGGCCATGGCCTCGACGCCGACCATCCCCCACGACTCGTACTCGGACGGCATGAGCAGGATGCGGGTGCGTGCGTAGACGTCGTCGCGCATGTTCTGCGTAGACTGGATGACCTGGAAGTTGCGCGCCCGCGGCTCGATCTGCGAACCGTAGCCGCCCTTCACACCCAGGAACGTGCGATCGGGCAGCCGCTCGGCCACCCGCCATGCCGTGCGGATGCCCTTGGGCGGTGAGCAGTTGACGATCGTCACGTCGGCCCGGTCGTACGGGTCGTCGTCGATCCGGTAGTCGGCAGGGTCGGTCGGCGGATGGCACACGATCGTTGGCACGTTCACCCGGTGGGCGTGCTCGCGCTGCAGCCAGTCGGACACGAACACGACGAGCGATGCCGCCCGGTGCGGCGCCGACATGAAGCCGTGCGCCATCTGCACCAGCGGAATGCCGGCGCGCTCGGCGACCTGGCCGCCGCGGCCGCCGTCGCCGATGTGTGACACGACGACGTCGGCCTCGGCGGCCAGTCGGTGAACGTGGGAACCGCCACGGGTGGACGTGTGGACGTCGACACCGTCGATAGTCCACGGCCGCCCGTAGTCACGGAACCCGAAGGCGGTCACCTGGTGCCCGCGTCGCACCAGGTGGCGCATGAACAAGTGAGTAGCCAGCCACGCACCCACCCGAAGACGCGGCGGATAGTGCGGTGTGACAGCCAGCACTCGCACGGCGGATCAGCTGCTGGTGCCCAGCGTCAGCTTGACGCCGCGGACGAACAGCTCGTTGGCACCCGAGGCGTCGGGGTCCTCGGCCGGGGTGAACACGCCGTTCTCGTCGATGGTGCCGTAGTCGGTGACCGGGCTGGCGCCGGCGAACACGTCGGCGGCGACGATGTTCTCGATGGTCGCCGAGTCGAGGACTTCGACGATCCGGATCGCGAACCCGTCCGACGTGGCGGTGAACCCGGAGGGCGCACCGCTGGGGACAATGGGCGCCTGCGTCGACAGCACGTAGGCCGTCTGATGGTAAGCGTACGCCTCGTCGGGCGGGATGGCGGGCGACGCGAGGGTCGTGAAGCCGGCGATCCGGCCGATGACGCCCTCGCGGAAGCCCTGCGCGGTGCCGGACGCGTCCACACGGGCGAACTGCTCCGACTCAAGCAGCGCGGCCTCGACGGACGACCCGACCGCCAGGAACCGGTTGCCGAACGGCAGGTGCGCATCGTTGAGATGCTTGCGGGCCTGGACACACGCGGCGTACGGCGAGTCGGGGTCAACCTCGACCTCGTACTCGTACGTCGCGGCGGTCATGGCGTCCTCGATGAGGACGTCCTCGATGCCGCGGGCGATGCCGCCGAGCATGGGCGACAGCACCTGCCGGGCGAAGTCCATGATGTCGAGGGTCTGGTTCTCGTCCGTCAGCGGGACGTCGCGGTACAGGTTGTGGTCGAGCGTGACGGGCACGGCCGACTCGAACAGTCCGCGGCGGTTCCGGGCCGTACCCGACCGGAGCTGCCGATCGTCCGCCACGGTGTAAGCGGGCACCCGGATCGTGATGGTGTCACCGAAAACGCCGCGGAACGACCCGCCGGCGTCACGCCACACGGTCGGGGCGAGGGTGAGCATGCGCGACAGCGCCGACAGGACGGTGTCCCGGACAGCGGTCGCCTTAAGGAAGTTGCTCATGTGAGCGATGCCTTTCTAGGCGGTCGCCTTCCCGAGCATCGACTGGATCAGGGCCTCGCGCTGAGCGGCGGCCGACTGGTCGTCGTCGTGCATCGGGTCGGTGAGGTTGGACTTGGGCTGCCGTGTCGGCGTGGGCGCCTTGCCGGCGCCACCTGCGGCCTCCAACAGCTCGTCGGCGGCCTGCATCATGTCGATCTCGTTGTCGAGATCGGGGAGGAACTTCGCCAGGTTCGCCGGAAGTCCCTTCTCGGCGGCGACCTGCAGCTTCAACGCCTTGATGGTCGACGCCCGAGCGTTCGCCTGAGCCTCGGCCAGCGCGGCCTGGAGCTTTTCGGTCTCCGACTTGCCGGCGTTCTCCAGCTCCTTCAACCGGGCCGCGGCCTCGGCGTTCGCCTTCGCCTGGGCCTCGTGCTTCCGAGCCATCGCCTTCCACTTGGCGACCTCAGCTGCCGGATCGGGTGCACCCTGACCAGTGCCCTTGGCACCGCCCTGGCCTTCATCCGCCCCGCCGTTGCCGCCGTCGGCGCCGCCGTCGTCCGACCCGCCGCTGATGACGGGAAGCAGGGTGCCGTCGGCGAACAGCCAGTGGCGCCCGATACGGACGGGAATCACGTCGTCTGACATTAGGTCCTCCATGTCGGGGGAGCGCCCATGTCGGGCGCGGTGATGCCGGCGGCCATGTCGGCGCCGGGTGCGTTCAGCCGGTCTCTACGGCACGGCGAAACGCGTTGAGGGCGTCACGGCCGGACTTGCCGGCCGTGGTTTCACGCCACACGTCGCGCAGCTGTTGCGCCTGCTCGGACCACCCGTCGTCCCGCCGGTAGACAGGGCGGGCGCTGCAGGAGCAACGATCATGCGCCTGAAACATGGCGGTGTCCCGCGTATAAACGGGGCCACGCGAAATAAGCATGGCGCAGAACCCGCACGGCCGGCCGGAACCGACCCGTGCGTAGCCGAGCGCCTTGTCGTCGGCCGCGACCGCGGCCATGATCGAATCGCGCCCGCCGGCCAAGGCGAGACGCATACCGGCCGATGCCGACCGCTCCCGAACGGCGCGCCGGACATCGGCGAGCGCCATACCGGCCGCCGTCAGGCGGCGAGCTTCAACCGGCCCCATGACCCGCATCGACGTCACCACCTGCTCGACGTCGAACGGCACGATAGGGGCGATGTAGTCGGTCGGCCCGACGTCGAGCGCCCTGGCCGCCTCGATGTACCCGCCGGCCAGCTGCGCTGACCGGCGGTGTTGAGCGGCCACGATCGGTGTCACGAGCCGTAGCCATTCCGGCGTCGTGGCATCCAGCGCCGTCAGGTCGAGCGCGGGAAACACCCGGCGCAACACACCCATGGTCTCGATGCCGAGGCGGTGTTGGGCGAGCCGGTGCGCCTCGGCGAGGCGCATGGATTCGGCAGCCACTAGACGGCCGGCGGTTCACCACCCGGCCCGATGCCAGGCGGGGACGTCTGACCACGCCGCAGTTCGTTGACGATGGCGTCAACGGCGTCGCCCTGCTGCCGGAGCTGCCTGGCGCGCTCCCGATCCTGATCGGTGAGGAAACCGAGCTTGTCCCACAACACCTCGACGGGGATCTGCAGGGTCTGCGCCAGCTTCCCGAAGGCGTCGGCCGTCTGAGCCATCGACCGGGATTCCATGTCACGCCACCGGACTTGGGCGTCCTCGGAAACCTCGAGGTTGCCGGGCATGATCGTCGCCGACAACCGGAACGCCTTCTCGTGCGCCTCGCCGAACGTCACCTTGCGCTGTTCGACCTTACGGTTGTAAGCTGCCTCGATAGCGGCCAACGCCTCGGCGCTGATGTTCGCCAGGTCGCCGGTGAGATGCGTGGGCGGCGTTTGCGACACCGCGGCGAGCATGCGCACGTCGTAGATCGGCACCTGCATGTGCCCGTCGAGCGGCGTTTCATCGAGCGTGCCGAACACGGTGTCGGTCGAATCCGACACGAGGATGTCGGACAGCCTAAGCGCCATCTCCTGCTTATGCTGCTCGTCGTCCGACGTCGGCGTGATAAGACCCGTCGCGTAACGGACCTTCCACGACCCGAACCGCTGAACCACCAACCGATCGAACACGTCCTGGTCGATCCGGGACGCGACGGCCGTGTAAGGCTCGATCTCGCCGATCGCCCGACCAGTGATCGTTTGACGGTTGACATAGTTGACGACCGGGCACACACCCATGCCGTGCTCGCGCCGATCACGCAACACCGGAGTCTGCCCGGTCGGCATGTCGAACAGGTAGACGGCCTCGTCGTCAAACAGCGTCACGTGCCACCCAGGGAACTGGCCGGCGACCTTGCTACGCCACGTCGGCATCGGCGTCGCCGCCAACGCATAGGCAGGCCACTCGTCATAGGCACGCTCGTAGAACGCCGACATCTCAGCCGACGAGTACGGACGCCATTCAGGCATGGGCACACCACGGACGGTCGGCTTCGCCCGGGCGTCAGGCATCTCGGTCGGCAAAACGGCCACATAAGCGACACCGGTGGTCATAGCGGCCTCATAGATGCCAGTCTGCTTGGCATCCATTTGGTTCGCCTGCCACACGGCCCACAACGCCTCGTCTTCCGCAGCGCCACTCGACCGGTAACCCTCGACGATCAACGCCTGCGCCAGCGACTGCACAACCAGGCCGAGCCACGGCGTGATCGCCTTCTCCTGCAACGACCGGTACTCGGCGGTCGCCGAGTCAGGCAGGGTCGGCTTCGGCTGCTGGCCGAGCGCCCACGCTTGCAGTTCGCGCGACCGCTCGCGGCTATCGGCCCATTCCGGCCACAGGCGCTGCACCAGGGCTTCTGCTTCGGCGTCCTCGAGCGGCACGTGTCACCTCCCTAGCGTCGTAGGCCTCGGAACGTGCCGGGGCGCTTCCCCTTACGGCGTTCCATGTTCAACAGGCGGCGGCGCAACATCCGGGCACCAACCATGCACACCGCCAGATCAACCTTACGCTTCGACTCCCGATGCCCCTTCCACAGGGACACCCCGTACCGGTTCGGGAACCGCTTAGCGTTACGCACATGCGTCCGCAAACGGGGATCGCCGTCCCACAGGACGACACCATCCTCGATCTCGGTGGCGCACCGTTCAGCCGCCGCCGTAAACTCCGCCACCCGCGCCGGCGACGTCATATCCCACATGATCGAATGGCCAGCACCCGACCCCTTACCGGGCGTCGCCCAGCATTCAAGCTGAGCGCCGTAATCGCGGTGCCACCCGTCGATGATGCCGTCCCAATAGCGCTCACCCGACTCGTCATCCTGGGCATGCGACGGGTCCGCCCAGAAGGCAACCACGTTGAACTCGTCGAGCACCGACCGCACCCGGGCATCGATCTCATCCCGCGGCGCCGTCCACAACTTGCCACGCTCCCCCGGCGGCCGTTGCCACATAGCGAACGTGACAACAAACCCGTCGGTCAAACGGCACCCGACCAGACCCGTCGCATCGTCGGACTTCGACCCGTCGAAGAACAGGACAAGCTCGTCGTCCGGCGACACCACCCAGTCGTCGCGTTTACCGACATCGAACTTCGCCGGGTCCACCCATGCATCCTCATCGGCGACAACCTGGTTGTACCAGAACCGCCGCGACCGGCTGGGCGGGTTACGGGTATCGAGAATCGACGCCACGATCCGGTCGATGTCAAGCCACACGCTGTCACCACGGATCGCCGCAACAACCGCCGGAGCAACGTCAGGCGATAACGGCGCCCCGGGAGGCGCTTCGAGACTGTCGTAAAGGATGCCGGTAGTCACCGACCCGCCGGCGGCCGCCGTTTCGTAAGCCTCCCGATCCTGCTGGGCGACCGACTCCTCGGACGGTTCGTAAGCATTCGTGATGGCCAAACGTCGGGCAGCGCCGTCAGCTGACTTCGTGGCGTTCCGTTCGATCACGGCCGCCATCTCATGTCCGTCGTTGTTCGCCAGCCAATGCTGCGTTTCGTTGGCCAGCACGGCGGTCGCCCGGGCGCCCTCAAGGGTGGCCGGCGACGACGTGACAGCCTGGATCAGCCGCTCGTCGCCCATGGCGTGCACCAACTCGCGGCCGACCTGCACCCCGTAGTACGCCTTCGCTTCAGGCGTGATGAGGCCGGGCATCAGGCGCATCGTGTTCTTCGTTTGCTCCAGCGACGTCGCCGCCGTCTGAACCCAAGCCGCCGGCACATCGGTCGCCACAGGGACATCGCCGTCCATGTAGGCGACCCGGCACGGACCGAGGGCTTCGACGTAAAGCCAGCAGGCGCCGACCGGGTCCTTACCCCATCCCTTCAAACGCTGAAGGATGCCGTCCCGGAACAGCCACCGGCCATGCTCATCAACGGCGTACCACCACAAGATGAACCGGGCCTGCTCCAGGGTGAACCGCCACGGCTTACCCCGGGCCAGCTGCAACTCAGTGCCGCACCACCCGAGGACATCCCACCCGACCGACGCATCCGGCAGCAGCCACCGGCCATCACGCGTCGTTTGCCACGTCGGGCCGATACGCACCGGCTCCCAACCGGTACCAACCCAAGGGAACGTCGCCGGCTCGGCAAGCCGTTCCCGATACCAACGGATAACGTCGTCGTGCTCCTCGCCGGTGCGTGTCTCAGCGCTTCGTTTACGCGCCACGACGCCAGCGGGCGTTCGCCGCCTCCCGCGCCGACGACGACCGGGACTCGGCCTGCCGGCCATCCTCGTCGGGCAACTTAAGCGACCCGAGCAACGCCTTCAGGGTCGCCCGATGCTGCCGCAGCTCCTGCACCAGCGGGTTCGCCACAGGCTGCCCCTGGCTGCCATGCACGATCAGATCGGCGCCACGCATAGCCTCCTCAAGACGCTCGATCAGATCGACCTCGCGGCATGCGTCCTCAAGCACCCGAAGCTCGTCGGCCCG